AAAGTATCTAACTACGACCTTTTGCGACCTAGAGAACGGCGAAAAGACTATTGTCCCAGCCGTGTTCGAGGACGACACTGCCACTGAGATACGTCTGTACCGTAGACCTCGCGGAGACAAGCTCATGTCCATCAAGGACATCAAGAAGCACGTGTCAGTGGGCGACACTATCACCTTCAAGCATGAGGCTGGGCTTACCTACGTAGAGGTACGCGGCAAGGACAATGTCATAACGCTAACCCCACGCAATCACTTTGTGCGTGTATGTGTGGAGAAGGCGGCATGATCACTGCAAAGACACACAAGGTCAAACTCAGCGGCTATGAAGATGCAGTCATTTACATCTACGAAGAGCGTTTAAAGCTACTTAATCCAGACGAGGACGACAGCAAGAAAAAATACAAAGTATGGCAAGAAGTAGTCGCAGTAGTTCCATTCCACTTCTCTCACGAAGACATGGAAACTGATCAAGACGAACTAGTAAGGAGAGTCAATGCGGCGGCACAAAACCTCGCAAAAGCCTACGAGTATTCTACTGAAGATCATTACGAAATCAGCGTAGGTGTTTACCTCAACTTTAACAAGATGGTGAACTTACAATGAAGGCTCCCTACGTAAGACCACGCATGAGAGGCAACACTAGGGTCTATGACCTACGGCCTACTCCTGAATTAAAGAAGGCGTTTCCCGATATCAGTCGGGAGACCTACACCACCCCGCAAGAGGCCAACGCCAGAGGCTACGAGTGGAAGCGTAAGTTCGAGGCTTGGAAGGCTGGTAACCACGAAGACATCTACGTAGACAACCGCTCTGTCGAGGCTCTAGTCAATCACTACAAGTCGTCTATGGCCTACGGTAACATCAAGGCGGCTGCTACTAAGAGATCGTATGAGGGACACCTACGGCACGTGTTGCCTGTCTGCGTATCTAACACAGCATTTGCTAAAATGAATGTGTCAGACGTTGACTACGAGTACGCGCAGAAACTATGGCTACACATACAGTCTGACGTAAGTACACACAAAGCCAACCACACATTCAAGGTTCTCAAGCTAGTCTGGAATGAGGGTCTACGCTCTGGGAAGGTAAAGTCTAACCCCTTTTCCTTGGTCAAACTACCTAAGCTACCAGACAGACAGGTTCTGTGGCCCGAAGAGCATATCTGGGGCATGGTACAGCACTGCGACGACATGGGCTACCACAGTATGGGTACAATGCTGGTCATGTGCTACGAGTTCTGCCAGCGGCCTGTGGACGTAAGGACTATGCGGTGGGCTAACATAGACGGTAGGACTGGCGTGTCACACTTCACTCAGAAGAAGACAGGCAAGCAGATGTCTATCAAGGTAACTAACTCTGTTAAGCAGCGTCTGCACTTACACCAGCATCGTAACTCTGATGATTACATATTCGCATATGAGAATACTGGTAGACCCTACAGTCAGGATCGATGCAATAAGTTCTTCAGAGCCGCTGCCGATAGCTACGGACTACCAGAGGTTCCGCTAGTAGGTCAGTTAAATGATGACGGTAGCCAGCGATATACCAAACTGTGGATGGCTGACCTTCGACGTACAGGAGCTACTCACGCGAGTAGGGCAGGGTGTACTGACCGACAGTTGATGGCCCTGACAGGCCACAAGAACCCGCAGATGTTAGTGATCTATGCCCTAGAGGGCGAGACCGAGAGTACAATGGCTAATCAGAAACGAGGTTTAATTTAATGGGATTTCAGCGTGAAGTAACAATCACCCAGCGGGGTAGGGCGTGTCGCCTATTTGGTCAGGACTTTGTCAGTGTGGCCCAAGCCGCTCGACACTTTAACATCAGCCATAGTTTTGCACGTGAGATGGTTAATGGTGACAGGCACAAAGAAGGTGACCGCGACGAGATACGTAGAAACTGGGTTAACAAGCACATTAACCAGATGACCCCTGAAGAGCGTCAGAGGGCCAAGGAGCGTGAAGAGGCTAATCGTGATGAGTGATGCGGGTATAATTGGCGTAGAGACTGTAGAAGAACACGAAGACGGTTCCGCTACGTATCAGTTCCACATGGACGACAAGTGCAGAAACTTACTGACAGAGGAAGGCTTGAAGCTGGTACTCTACTGCGCAGCCGCTAAGATGGATATACAGTTAGTATACGACTTCATTGAAGATCACATAAGGGAGATGGCTGATGAGTAAGCAATACGCAGTTACATACTTACATTACGTATGGAAACTTACAGATAATTTAGATGAAGCTAACGCTTTTGCTAAAGAGATGGAAACTGATGCAGAGCTACTAAAAGATGCAAGCCAACGTGATTTAATTGGACCAGTATCTGACTACATATCAGTCTCTGATGTCACAGGACAGGACATCTGATGGTTAAGATCAAATACATATGCAAGAAGACTGGCGCAGTGTTCGCCTACAAGAACACAACTAAATCAGTGGCTGATAAAGAAATCAACAATCCCATGCTGAAAGAATGCAGAATGGAGATTGAGTCGGTCAAAGAATAATAACGTGAGTGGCAAAAATGGCAGACTGCCACAAAGCTATCTGCCATGCCACTTACACCTAATATACAGATATTTATCTAATTATATCAGTGAGTTGGCTCCGGCGGTAGGGATCGAACCTACGACCAATTGATTAACAGATGTTGTTTGTTATCAATGACTTATGATATACTTACATTAATACCTGTTAACTTTAGGTGTTTTAATACAACATCTAATTAAGTGTTGACTAAATTGTTTTTGGCGATAAGCTGACGCTGTCCCTGCGAAGGGGCAGTATAACCAACGGACTAGATATGACCTACTTAGAACAGCTAGAAATAGTAAAGACTATTAATATCAGAGAGGGGGATACTATAGTAATCCAATGCCCTTTCTGTGGTGGATATAAGAAGCTAGCAGTCTCTAAAATAGATGGTCAACTAAAGTGGTTCTGTTATAGAGCAAGCTGTAATGGAAGAGGCATATACCAAGGTAGACGTTCTCTTCAGTCATCTAAAGACTATCTAGCAAAAGTATCTAAGACGACTGCTAAGGTTAAACCCTTACCTAAGATAACTACTTCAGTAGATAACCACAAACCAGCCATCGACTTCCTGAAGTCTGTGAATAGTCTAGAGGCTTACCAGAACGGATGGATAGATGTACGCTACGCACCAGCCGAAGACCGTGTAATGTTCTACGCAGACAGAGGTGCAGTGGGTAGATGCCTGAAACCCTATGGACCTAAGTGGATGACTTACGGTGTCATCGAAGGCGGTGTACACGTAGGTGAGGGAAATAATGCCGTACTCGTAGAAGACGTACCATCAGCCTGTAGTGTGAGTAGACTAGATGGCTACGTAGGGGTGGCAATGTTGGGTACAAACTTGACTACTGCTATAAAGCAGTCAGTTAGTTGTTATACTAATAGGTATTTAATTCTTGACAAAGACGCGAATAGTAAGGCACTTAATACAATCAGAAGTAAAGATAAGACTCTAAGACTGAGACTCACTGAGAAAGACTTAAAATGGCTCACTACAGAACAGATACAGAATTTACTACGGTAAATAGCGTATTTACGTGGTCCTTTATTCTTGTTGGGGGTAATGGGGCTAGAGTAAATCGCAGAATATCTAAATGTCTGGCAAAGTGTCGGGCTACCAATGCGTGTGTAGCGATATACTGGATCAGAAATAACAGTGACTTGCAGAATCCCCCTAGCGGCCCTCCGATTCATTCCTTATAGCTGCCAATCACTATCCAGAGGACAACTGGGTTAACAACAACCACCGTCTAGGCCACCAGTACAGACGTTAAAGTTAAAGGAATGGTATAATGAAAGCTAGAGGAATAGCTATAATCGATCTAGAAATTGAGGGGGGCTTCCGAGAAGCTGCTGCTGAAGAAGAAGCATTAGAGAAACTGATTCGTGAATACTGTGAAAAGAACCCACGGGTAATCACTTATCAATGTGAACTCAGAGAACGCAGAGGTGAGGCTGGTTCTGTAGACCTGAGTAAAATGAAATTCAGAGCCAACTAACACTACTCACGTAAAGAAACTAATTAGCCCCTTCTGCAAAGTTGGGGCTTTTTTTATTTCACTAATTGGTCTAATATAGCACTCTATTAATTGTTAATGGATAGCGAAGAATGGACCAATCACTTCTTAAAAGCTGCCTTAACCACTCATTCTATGAGGAAAATAAGGCAAAACTTCGAGCATCACTGTTCGACGAGACTATGAAAGATGTATTCGAGACAATTATCTCGATGCACGATAAGTTTGAGAAGGACATTACGCCTCTTGAACTATTTACTTACTGGAAGTCTAAAAATCCTACATCGACTGGTTCGTGGTCGGCTGAGATTGAAGACCTAGTAAATTCTATTTCCAATGCTGATGACATAGACAGTGCCGTTGCTACTGACGTTATAGAGACACTCTGGCGGCAGCACATTGGTCTAGACATTGCCCAGCTAGGTATCTCCATGTCCGAGGGGGATGCCTCTGCAATGGACAAGCTGAATACTCTCTTGGACCGTGTAGCAGATGGATACCTACCAGATAACTTTAATGACTACATAGTCACAGACGATATCTACGAGCTATTAGCTACTGTATCAGACGACAATAGATTTAAGTTTAATATCGAGACCCTGAGTAGAAATGTATATGGCATTGGGCGCGGAGAGTTCGGTGTCATTGCAGCATACTCCAACGTAGGTAAGACTGCATTTGCTATTAGCCTATGCGCTGCACCAGACGGCTTCTGCCAGCAAGGTGCCAAGGTTGGTTACATAGCCAACGAAGAGGTAGGTAAGCGCACTAAGCTACGTGCCATGCAAGCGTTCACTGGTATGACCAAAGAGGAGATGGACTTTGAGCCACAAGCCGCAGCCGCACGGTATGCAGCTATACGTGATCGCCTTATCTTCGTAGATAGTCAGGGCTGGGACATTCAGCAACTCGATGCGTTTCTGAGCCAACAGAAATTTGATGTCGTCATCGTGGATATGGCAGACAAGATCGCACTCACGCAGACTTTTAACTCGGGGCATGAACGCCTAAGAGAATTGTACTACCGCTTACGTGAATTAGCCAAGAAGCACAACGTGGCCTTAATAGGTCTTTCACAAGCGTCTGCCGAGGCAGAGGGAAAGACACGCCTCACGCCAACAATGCTGGAAGGCAGTAAGGTGGGTAAGGTAGCGGAGACAGACATCTTGCTGGGGTTAGGTAAGATGAACGACAAGGAAAACCCTGACGATCCTTCGCGCTGGATTACGGTGATGAAGAATAAAATCTCAGGGTGGCATGGCACAGTCATGTGTCAGCTAGACCATAAGACTTCGCGCTATGAAGTGTGAAGCCAGATTACCGCCACACATTGAACTACAGGTACGACAATTTGGTGTGATGGCTGAGAAAAAACCACAAGAGGTAGCCGCGAGAGTGCAAGAATATAGACGGCCTACCTTTGACGAGCATGGGGAGCCAGACTTTTGAAGAAACTAGTACTAGACTTAGAGACCACCGTCGAGCGTATAGAAGGGCGCATAGATAACAGCCCGAAGAACCCAAATAACAGATGTGTATCGGCCCACTACGGCTGGTTGTCTGACACGACAGTAGAGGACGTACATAATGACGTATGGTATCACAACGAGAAGCCATATCCTGACGGCATAGATCAACTAAGAGAACACCTCGCAGAAGCTGACTTGCTTATCTGCCACAACGCAAAGTTTGATGTAGAGTGGCTACAGGAAATGGGCTTCGACATACCTGCGCAAGTATTCGACACGATGATAGCAGAGTACTTACTAGCCAAGGGGCAGAACAGAGGTCTGTCGCTGAAGGACAGTGCCATCAGACGTAAGACTGAGAGCATCAAGAAATCAGACCTGATTGATGAGTTGTTTAAGAGTGGTACAGGCTTCGAGGCAATGCCACTAGATACGGTAATAGAGTATGCCGAGGCCGATGTCAGAGCCACTGGGGAGCTATACCTCGCGCAGCAAGAAATCTTCGAGCGTGAACACAATCAGAGCCTGAAGAAAGTAATCCCATTTATGAATGAGATGCTGATGTTTCTATGCGAAATAGAAATGAATGGCGTGAAGATAGACATGGACGCACTACTAGAGGTGGAAAAGGAGTTTGAAGCCGAGAAGGTGGAACTGGAGAAGCGGCTGAGAGAAATCGCTGAAATGGTCATGGGCGACGAGCCAGTAAACTTTAACAGCGGTGTCCACATGACCAAAGTCATCTACTCACGTGAAGTAATAGACAAGGACATACACCGACAGACGTTTAACATATTCACAGACGATGAGGGCAAACCTCTCAGACCACCTTATATGAGTACCAATCAGTTTGTGGATGCTGTTCGCGCAACTACTAAAGTTGTATTCCGCACCAAGGCACACAAGTGCAGAGACTGTAATGGCGTAGGCTCCATTCAGCAATATAAGCAGATCACTCGACAGAAGAATGGTAAGAAGTATCGTATACAAGGTGACCCCTACAAGAACCGTACTAAATGCAAGCCGTGTAAGGGTTTAGGTGCTATTTACGTATCTACTGGGGAAGTAGCGGGGCTGAAGTTATCTCCAAGCTCACCATATGACGCTAGTATCAACGGATTTAAGACTGATAAGGAGACTATTCAGTCATTGATACGTCAGGCAGAGCGTAAAAAGAAAGATATCGCCGTAGAATTTCTCACAAAACTTTCTCGCCTGAGTGCCGTGTCTGTCTACTTAGATAGTTTCGTCGCAGGTATTAAACGAGGTACACGATCTACGGGTCTTCTCCACGCAAACTTTAATCAGTGCATCGCCTCTACTGGTCGCCTTTCTTCGGGCGGCGGTATGTCATTAAATTTGCAGAACCAGCCTAAGAGAGGATTTCCTGTACGTAAGTGCTTTGTAAGTCGGTTCGAAAACGGTCTGCTTTTAGAAAGTGACTACTCAGGTCTTGAATTTAGAACGGCTTGCGAGTTGTCGCGGGATGGTCAGGGCATTGCCGACATCATCGAAGGTAAGGACATACACCGACAGACTGCGAGTATCTGCCTACAGAAGTCTCCTGAAGAGGTGAGTAAGGCAGAGAGGCAGGGTCACAAGTGGGCTAGCTTCCAGCCGCTGTTTGGGGGTACGGGCGCAGGTCAACCAGAGCATATCAAGGCATACTTTGACCGTTTCTATGAAATCTACGATGGCATCTACACGTGGCACCAATCTCTTATGACAGGTGCGCTGAAGAATGGCACTGTCGAGACACCATCTGGTCGCCAGTACTTTTGGCCTAACGTCATACGTACTCGAAACAATCGAGTGACCAAGGCCACGCAGATACTGAACTACCCAGTACAGGGCTTCAGTGCAGACCTAGTGCAGTTGGCGTGTATAAGAACTTTTAGGTTATTCAAAGAAAAAGACCTGATCTCAAAGCTGATACTCACGGTACACGATAGCATCGTCGTCGATACTCATCCTGATGAAGAAGAAATCGTCAAAGAAATACTCACAGAGGCGATGACGAAGGTCGGAGAAGAGGCAGAAAAACGATTTAATTACAGCATAGTAGTTCCTCTAGAAATAGAAATAAGTCGTGGGACAAATTGGCTTGATCAAGAGGAATATGCTTGATTGAAGCACTTAACTAATGTATAATGTAAGTCCACTATTGAGGAATTAGTTATGTCAGAACTAGCAGTACAAGAAAATCACTACACAATGGAAGAAATCGCAGCACAACTTGGTGCAGCATCCAAGTCGGGACCGACAATCCCCACTCTTAAAATGAACTATGAACCAGATGATGCCCCATTAGGATCATTCTATCTTAAATCAGGATCGAATAGCCCTGTGAGCAGTCATGTATATGCTACAGAAAATGTACGTATTCGAGCTTTTAGTAATCATATTCAGTATCAACACTGGGATGACAAAGAATTAGTAAATAAAAGCATTCTTCTTAAAAGCCAGCGTGAAGAGGCCCGCGATATGCTGGGCGGTTTTGCCTGTGGTATGCCAGAGTTTGAAACATTGATGGCTATGTCTCCTGAAGAGCGTAAGAAGTATGAAGGTATGGATCGCTACCGTGTAATTCGTGGTCTAATTACGTATACAGGTAAGACCATCGATGGTGATGAAGTAACCATTGAAAACCAGCCATTCAAGCTGGAGACTAAACGCAAAAACTATGGACCATTCTGGCATGATGTAATCAAGCGTCTACCAAATGGTATGAACTTGTGGGATTTTGAGAGTATTCTGTCCATCGACAAGCGGAAGAACTCTTACGGTAAAACCTATTACGTAATGCGCTTTAATCCACAGTTTGCAAACCCGCTGCCAATGGACCAGATGACGTATGATAGTCTTGCCTACGTCACTAAGTTGGTGACTGATGAGAACGCTCGTATCAACCAAGCCTATAAAGAGGCATTGAATATTGAGCGTGAGGTCGGAGAGGCCGCAACAATAGTAGACAAGGTAGAACAGGCTCTAGACGCAGACGTAGCATAATGGGCGTTGTAGAGAATATGTCTAATGAGGTGTACCACCAGCAAGGTGGTATATCCTCTTCGGCGGTAAAGACAGTATTCAAAAAGTCAGTGGCTCACTGGAAAGGTGAGAAGCGGAAGACCTCTGCGGCATTCGACTTGGGTACGGCGGTCCACGCTCTATTACTAGAGGAAGATCGTGACCTAGTAGTCAAGGGACCAAAGACCCGCAACTCCAAAGGCTTTAAGGATTTACAGGAAGACCTAGAGCAAGATCAGGTATTACTTACGGAAGTAGAATACCACGTGGCTAATCGTATGGCGGCAGAGACTTTAAAGAATAAAGTATGCCACGATGCCCTGAGACACAAAGATCGAGTAAACGAGGTCAGTATCTTTGCCGAGTGTGAAAACACAGGACTTATACTCAAGACGAGACCTGACCTGTACATACCCTCTGAGGGAATTGTCTACGATATTAAGACCACACAGGATGCAAGCCCAAAGGGGTTCGCATCAGAGTGCTGGAAATACTCGTATCCAATTCAAGCAGCCTTCTATCTTTACGTATGTAATCTTGGCGGTATCGAGGTGGATCGCTTCCACTTCATAGCGGTGGAGAAGTCTGCTCCCTACGTAAGTCATATGCACGTAGTCAGCCCTGAGTTGTTGGTGAAGGCTACGGAGCAAATGCATAAGACTTTGGAGATTATTAAGGAAGCAATCGACAAAGAGGACTTTGGCACAGGGTGGGGCGAATATAGCCTCTTAGAACCCCCTAAATGGCTATAAAAACATCCAGTGCCAAGGCGAAGGGCCGACGACATCAGCAATGGGTTAGAGACCGCATTCTCGCTCTATTCCCAAGGCTGCTCCTCCCTGACGATGTCAGAAGCACTTCGATGGGGGCTGGCGGTGAGGACATTCAGTTAAGTCCCGCCGCCAGACGCCTCTTCCCATACTCTGTAGAGTGTAAGGCTTTCAAGAGTTTCGCCATCTACAAAGTTATGGATCAAGCCGCTGAGAACTGTCCGAAGGGAGCGGAGCCAGTGGCAATTATTAAAGGTGATCGCCAGAAACCCTTGGCTGTCATGGACGCAGAACACTTTTTTAAATTAGCAGGAGCAAAACGTGACAGAAGACCTACCAGAAAATAGCATAACGCTAGTCATTAGCTTGGATGAAGAAGCTGAAACGCTCTCCATTACCTCTGCGCAGCACACTAGTGAAGACTTAGACCCAGAACAAGCTCAGACACTTGTAGACATCTACAATGGCCTCTGCCTAGTCCTAGACGGTGGCATGGATTACCTACGCTTTGTAGGCGGTATTCTGAGCAAACTGGAAGAATACAATAATTCGGAAATAGACTTCGAGCCAGACGACGAACTTCTGGAAGCTATTGCAGATGCTAAAGTAGTTAAATTTCCAAGGAAGCTACACTAATGCATTCAAGAAATAGAATGAATGCGGATAGCTATGTAACTCCAGATATGGTGGAGAAGCCGCCACACTACAACGGTAGCCATATCGAGTGCATCGACGCAATGGAAGCTATGGCAGAGGGCTGCGATATCCCTAGCCACGAAGCCTATTGCTGGCAGAACTGTTTCAAGTACCTCTGGCGGTGGCCCTATAAGAATGGCTTAGAAGACCTGAAGAAGGCGCGTTGGTACTTGGACCGATTAATAAAAAAGGTCGAGGAAAACCAACATGATTTCAAAGGATGATATCGTGGCATTTGAGTATTATGACCACGACAATGAATTAATAAGAGATTCAAATACTTACCTAAACAAGACACCGCTGAATATGGTGGAGCAGTTTGCTCGTATATACGGACAATCTACGGGCCACACTTGGGAGAAGGGTAGCAACAAGGATATGCTGCGCTTCAATCTTCTGGATGAGGAATTTCAGGAAGTAGCAGATGCAAATACACCTGAAAACCTACTGAAGGAATTAGCTGATCTTGTCTACGTAACATACGGTTTCGCAGCCACATTCGGCTGGGATTTAGACGAAGCAGTTCGTCGTGTCCACGCATCCAACATGAGCAAGTTGGGTAGCGATGGGCAACCAATCTATCGAGAAGACGGAAAGGTACTAAAGGGGCCACACTACGCAGCCCCTGACTTAAAAGATTTAGTTTGAGGAGCAAATCAATGATAAAAAACGAATACGGACCAACCCTATCAATTTCTGAGGAAATTCATGCCCAGAAGTACAGGTCTGAGGGGGAAACTTTCCGCGAGGCTATGACACGTGTAGCCGAAGCATTGAAAGATAATGAATCTCATTTTAATAACTTTCGAAATATTCTATATAACCAGCGTTTCCTACCAGCGGGTCGAGTACAGTCGGCTATGGGCGCACCCCGCCGCGTAACTCCATATAACTGCTTCGTTTCTATGACTATCGAGGACAGTATGGAAGGTATTATGCAAGCCGCACGTAACGCAGCCAAGACTATGCAGCTTGGTGGCGGTATTGGCTATGACTTCAGTACTCTACGTCCACGTGGCGCACTCATACGCAGCCTAGACAGCCGCTCCAGTGGCCCAATGAGCTTCATGGGCATCTTCGACGCAATCTGTAAGACAATTAGCTCTGCAGGACACCGTAGAGGCGCACAGATGGGTGTCCTACGTGTAGACCATCCAGATATTGAGCAGTTTATTCGCGCAAAGAACAACAGCACTGAGCTTACGCAGTTTAACATCTCAGTTGGCGTGACAGATGCGTTTATGAAGGCAGTCAAAGAGGATACTGAGTTTGACCTAGTCTTCGAGGGCCGTGTCTATAAGACAGTTTCCGCACGTGCGTTATGGGACGACATTCTACGTAGTACGTGGGACTGGGCAGAACCGGGAATCCTGTTTATTGACCGTATTAATCGCAAGAACAACCTACACTACTGTGAGAAGATTGCCGCTACAAACCCATGCGGTGAGCAACCCCTGCC